CATTATGTTCGGGGATTTGCAATGAAACGAATGAATGAGGTTTTTGAGTTGCCAGTTGCCAGCGGCGAAAGAGGCTATGAAGCAGATGATATTTTTCAAGCTGGCGGCAATGGCGTATGGTGCGCAACTTTTTGCAGTGACGAGCAAGCAAAGTCTGCTTGCAGCGCAATCAACCACGTTGACGCGCTTGCTGATGCTTTGGAATGCCTTTTAAATAGACTGCATTACGAAGGATGTGATTTTGCAGACATGGCTGTTGCTGCCACTGCATTATCAGCTTATAGAGGCGGCATATGAAACCAATCAGAGACCTAGTGCGCAAATATGGCTCATTGCGCAAAACAGGCAAGGTGCTTAACCGATGCCATGCGACTGTCGATAGATGGGTCAAGGCAGGCGCGAAGATTGACAGCGATGGCGCTGTTTGGATTAAGACGGCAGAGACTAATTACAAGCAAGAGGAAGAATAAACATGCGTGGACTCCACTATCAACTAAAACAAAAGATACAACACGGCGCAGTAAAGCTAAGCGAGCTAAAGCCTAATTCACGCGAATTGGCACAGCGCTTACTTGCTGAAGGTGTTTTGTATAAAGATGCCAACGGATTTTTGAAGGTTAACGAGGTTTAAAATGAACGCAATCTATGACGTATGGCGCTTCATCGATTATACCGACGACAGCCTAGAACAAGCCAAGCTGGAGCGGATAGCTGCTAGCATTCGTGCGGATATGAAGCCAAGCGACTTCATAAACGAGATTGAAGTTGACGCGAGCTTCGACACTGACTGCAACAAGGCTATTCAGATGTTATTCCTTGGTGGCGATGCGGCGACTTGCGCGAAGGTGCTTAGTGATTATGCGGATGCTTGGTTGGACCGTCAAAGCATGAGACTTGCTCAGGAGTATTCCAAATGAAAAAGGTAATAATCAGCCTTTGCGATTACACCGGAATCATGGTGAAGCCATGGGTAGATGCGGGTTATTATGCTGTGCTAGTTGACCCGCAGCATGAGGCGCATTCAATCAGTGGGAACATTGAGCGCTTGCCAATGACGATACTGGAAGCAATGCCGCGACTAGGTGAGATCATGCGAACAATGCAGATTTGCTTTGTCGCTGGCTTTCCGCCTTGTACTGATGTTGCAGTGAGTGGCTCGCGCTGGTTTGCTGATAAAGCCGCAAAAGATAAACAATTCCAGGCTAAGGCTGCATTAGTCGCCGAGCAGTGTCGAAGCGTTGGCGTTATGAGTGGCGCGCCTTGCTTCTTTGAAAATCCGGTTAGTGTGTTTAGCTCGATATTTGGCAAGCCTGATTACACGTTTAATCCTTGCGATTACACCGGATTTTGTACAGAGGATAACTACACAAAGAAAACATGCTTATGGGCTGACAATGGGTTTGAGCTTCCGCCAGCGTTTCGTGATGAGTCACTAGGCGCGCCGGATGACAGAATACATAAAGCGCCACCAGGTCCGGAGCGCGCAAACTTTAGAAGTGCAACGCCTCGCGGATTCGCGCAGGCAGTTTTTGAAATGTATGGTAAATAGCGCTTCGGCGCTTTGAGGAAGAAGAAATGAACGTCAGAGACATATTGCAAGAAAAGAAACTTGACGATTACACATCGACAGCAACGCGGGGGCAGTTGATTGAGTTGCGCAATGTTGCATCGGTGCAAATTGGCAAGCAAAGAATTTTGAATGAGACAGCGCCAGACAAGCGGGCTGCGCAAAAGTACACAAATTTTCTGAGCGCAGTTATCCAAGAATGTGACACCGCAATCGCCAAGCAGAAGATTGGCAATAAAAACAAAATGGCCGAGCTCATCGAAACAGCAGAGAAGTTTAAAAAGTTTAAGCAGCTAGTCTGCAAGCGCTTCGGGCCGATCGCTTATCAAGAGTTACTGAAGGAGCTGTACAGTGACTAAACGCAAACCCCACAACCAAAACAAGCGGCTAATCACTCAATCAATCATAGCAATGCGCAACCTGTCGTTGACTATGAAGCTGTCAGAAGTCGACAAGGGTGTTGATGTAATCAACTACAAGACGTCGAAGCCTGAAGCGGTAGGTCAGTCAGTCGCACAAGCTTTAGACCGCACAGCGTTCAAATGGGCCATCTTATTGGTGGTCAATGCAGTAGAGAGCAACGGAAAGAGCAAAACGCTGACCAAGTGGACGCGATTAGCAGCGCCGTATAAGCACAGCGCTTTGACTGAGTGGTTGCGCAAAGAGCATGGCGACATGATTGACGATTGCAAAGGAAAATGCGAAGTGGTTGACGCTAAATGGGTAGCGGTTCCTACTCCGCCAGCTTTTGTTGATGATTTGACTGAGCAGATACTTATTGACAATCTTTTGCTGCTGTTAGAAGATAATCCCGCGCAGCACCTTATTAGCCGTAGAGATACGGCGCTTAACTCCCAAGGGGCGCATCAATGAAGCACATCGTATGCTATTCTGGCGGCCACTCATCGGCCCGCGTTGCAATAGCGGTCGCCAAGAAATATGGCGCAGAAAATACAATTCTACTAAACCATGATATTGCTGAAAGTGTTGAAAGTGCTGATATTAAGCGCTTCAAGGCGCAGGTAAGCAACTATCTAGGCATTCCAATCACATACGCAAACATCAAGGGACTGCCAGTAGACCAGCTACCAGATCAGTTTGATGTTGTCGTAGAGGCTTCAGCGTTTAAAGTTGGTTCAGGTACAGAGTTGTGCACGTCACGCTTAAAGACCGAACCTTTCATGAAGTGGCTGAAGGAAAACGTGCCAGACAAAGACTGTGTGATTTACTACGGCTTTGACGCTAACGAACAGCACCGAATCCAGCGCAGGGCGTCAATTCTTGGCGAACAAGGCTACAAGACAGATTATCCAATAGCTTTGTGGGGTGATGGTGTTATTGAATCAACGCTTGAAATTGGCATTCAGCCACCAATGCAGTACGAGAGCTTCAAACATGCAAACTGCATCGGCTGCCTCAAAGCAGGAAAGCAGCATTGGTTTATCGTGTATTGCACTCGACCAGATATTTGGGAAAAGGCCAAGTGGTCAGAGGATGAAATAGGCTACACAATCCTCAGAGAATCAACACTTGAAGCGCTTGAGCCAGTGTTTGCTGATATGAAACGTTTAGGTGTGCCGGCCACTGAGCACATCGAAGCTAATGCTTTTTGGGCAGGCGTAAGACGTGCCGGCGTTGACACAAGTACAGAATCAGACCGCAAACCATGCGAATGCTTATTTTAGGAGAGGAATAATGAACACCTACCGCATAGCAGCAACAACACGCGCAGGCAATTACATCCAGACTGAGATTACAGCAAGCAACATGCTAGCGCTTGTGCAGCCTATGGTTTATGAGTTTGCAGTAGAGCATAAGACGGCGATTGATGATGTTGTGGAGCTTTATATAACGGAGTTAGAATGATGAACAGCGAAGGGCTTGATGATTACGTTTGCTACCTGATAATTTCAACGCTGATTGGCTACTTATTCGCAACTGCTCACTACTCGCTTAAAATGGCCGCTTTATAGCGGCTTTCTTTTGCGCTATACTCAGCAAATCTGCCAGCGGTGCTGGTGTTTATTGAGCGGTGCTTGATATGAGTGAGTTAGGGCGACCATCTAAATATAAACCTGAGTACATCGAACGAGCTTTAGAGTTTGTCGGAGTGCAAGGTAAATCTGTGACTCAGCTTGCTTTCGAGCTTAGAGTTAGCAAGTCAACTGTCTATCTGTGGGCGCAAGAACATCAAGATTTTTCGGACGCATTAACGCTGGCGCAAGAGTGGAGTCAGGCGGCTTGGGAAACCAAACTAGAAGACATGATGCTTTCGAGAGAGGTTAACGCACCTCTTGTTAAGCTGTACTTTGCAAACAGATTCAAGTGGACTGACAAAGCGCCTGCTGATGAAGATGAAGAAACAAAAGCACAGCCATTGGCGATCACTTTTGAAGTTAGACATGCAGCAGACAGCATAGAAATAACGAATGCTAAGTCTTAGCGCTCCTCAGAATATTTTCCTTAATGGCCTGAATACCAAATATCGCGCTTACGTTGGCGGATTTGGCTCAGGCAAGACCTTTGTTGGCTGCTTGGACTTGCTGATATTTGCAAGCCAGAACCCAAAGACTGTGCAGGGATATTTTGGCACTTCTTACCCTTCGATAAGGGATATTTTCTATCCTACATTTACTGAAGCCGCAGAAATGATGGGCTTTCGTGTTGATATTATCGAGAGCCACAAAGAGGTTCACATCTATCGTGGGCGCGTTTATTACGGGACTGTGATTTGTCGGTCAATGGATAATCCGGCTTCAATCGTAGGCTTTAAGATTGCTCGGGCGTTGGTTGATGAAATCGACACGCTACCAAAAAACAAAGCCACTCTTGCATGGAATAAAATCGTGGCGCGGTTGCGTTTGGTTATTCCAGGTGTCGAAAACGGAATAGGTGTTACAACTACGCCGGAAGGGTTCTTATTCGTTTACAGTAAATTTAAAGAGAATCCAACACAAAGCTACTCAATGGTGCAGGCTTCGACTTATGAAAACGCCGACTATCTGCCACCTGATTACATTGATACGCTGCTAGAGACTTATCCAGCAGGCTTAATTCAAGCCTATTTGCGCGGTCAGTTTGTTAACCTTACATCCGGTAGCGTTTACCCGTCATATAATCGGCAGCGCTGCAATTCTCACGAAGTTATTCAACCGCATGATCACTTAATCATCGGAATGGATTTTAACGTTGGCAAAATGGCTGCTTGCGTATTTGTGCAGCGTCCAACAGGTATGCACCAAGTCGCAGAGATTAGCGGCGGTCAAGATACGCCATACATGATTAAGCTAATCCAAGAGCGCTGGCAGTCGCAAGGCCACAGAATATCAATCTATCCAGACGCGAGCGGGAAGAACACAAGCAGTAAAGGCGCTTCCTTGTCTGATATTGGATTGCTTGAGAATGCTAAGTTCTCAGTTATCGCGCACGATTCAAACCCAAGAGTTAAAGACAGGGTTATATCTGTGAACAAAGCTTTTGAAGAAGGGCGCTTGTGGATTAATGCCGCGGCTTGTCCGGAGTCAGCAAAGTGCATCGAGCAGCAGCCATACGACAACAACGGCGAGCCAGACAAAAAAGGCGGCCTTGACCATCAATCTGATGCCTTTGGCTATCCTGTTTGCTATCTGATGCCGATTGTTAGACCAATCACAGCACCTCTAGCATGGGGTCGAAGATGACAAACCTGTCAGAGCATCAGCCACACATCGTCGTAGCAACTGCGGAAGCTGTTCACGTTTTATGCTTAACCGATATACGCCGCATGGCTCAGGGTTTGCCTTATCACGGTGATAAAGCCATAATGCTTCAAATACTAGCTACAGCATTGAGAGATTTAATCGATGAGTCTAACCGCTGATCAACTACGACACGAAGCGATGCTGCAACGAGTGGCGACGGGATTATTAAAGACCAACGTCTACCCGTCACTCGCAGAGGCTTACAAGTCAGTGCGCGAAATCCTCTTGGCTCAGGAAGAAATCAAAAGCGCTGCGCAGCTTAATCGCATTACAAAGGCCATTAGTCAGTCAGTAACAGAGATTTACTCGGCAGGATGGCAAGAGGCTACCAAAGAGCTGCAATCGCTGGCGGTTTACGAGTCGAGCTACTATGCAGAGTTAATCGGCAAATGGAATGATGTTGATCTTAGTCAACCAGGCAGCAAGACTATCCTTGATTACGTCAATGCGGCATTGCTTGTGCTTGGCGAAGGCGAGCGCGCAAAGGTTGGCGCGTGGGCTGAATTCGTCAGCACGTCAGTGGTCGAGTATATCGAGCAGTATAATAACTTGGTGAAGATTGGCTACACCAGAGGCGCAACGGTTCAGCAGATAGCGCGATCACTCAAGACGTTTAATGATGGGCTGGCAAAGCAACAGTCAGAAGCATTGGCGCGTACTGGTGTTATGCACTACGCACAAAGCGCACGCGAAGCGATGGCAGTTGATAACCGCGATATCATAGACAAGCGTTACTTTCTTGCGATGTTGGACAATCGCACCTCGCTTGGCTGCCGTTCGCTACATGGGCGCACTTGGCAGCTGGAAGATGATAGTTATGTCAGACTGCCTCGGCATTTCCGTTGCCGCTCAAGCTATGTTTACCTGTTAGAAGGTCAAGATGCGCCCATCGGCATGACTCCCGCTATTGGTTCAGGCGCAGATTACCCGACAGAAAGCGACGAAAAGCCAACCTACAAAGGGCGAAAGGACTTAGGCACTTTCAAGATTGAGCAAGTGCCTGCGGATATTTCACCGGACGCATGGTTGCGCCAGCAGTCGCGTGAATTCGTTATCGACTCACTCGGCAAGACTCGCGCAGAGCTATTCCTTGATGGCGGATTGAAGATTGAAAGCATGACTGACACCTTTGGCAATCCGTTAACATTAGAGCAGTTACGCGAGCGAGACAGCAAGGCTTTTGCCAAAGCCGGACTTTAGCAGTAAACTATTAAAAACGATTAGAGGCGCAACATGCAGCAGATCACATTACACACCGAAGCGGCGCTGATGTTGCCGAAGATTGAAGAAACAAGAATTGCCTTGGCTGGTGAGTTCTTTGTTAAACAAGCTCAGTATGATTTGTTGCCGCATCCGAGCGATGGCGACAAAACAACGGTTGATGCGAAGAACCGTTATGCGATTTACATTGCAAACGCTGAGTATCAGAACTATGGCGGGCAGACGTTGGCGTCACTGCTTGGCCGGATGAAGATTAAAGAAGCGGATATTCAGTTGCCTGAGCGATTGAGCTACCTGCTAGAGTCGGCAGACAATGACGGCACTTCACTCACTGGCATGATTGAGCAAACCGCATCAGAGCTTATGCCAATCAAATGGCAAGTGCTTGTGTCTGACTATCTTGGATTGTCTGAGGTAGATTTGACGGACGTGTCAATCGAGGACGTGCAACGAGCGAATCCTCGCGCCACAATCAAAGCCTATAACCGCGATAAGGTGGTTAACTGGCACTTTAGCCGCATCAATGGCGCTATGCAGCTGACTTATATCATGCTGCGCGAAGACGGCACAGAGTTTGACCCGTACACAGCAAAGCATACTATCATCGAGTCATACTTGATCTTGGCGCTTGATGAAGATGGCAACTACTATCAGCAAAAGATTGTTAAACGCTTGGCAGGACTAGAAGAAGGCGAGCGCAGCTATATGACTGTTAACGGCTCGGCGTTAACCTGGCTACCGGTAACATTCGCATCTGATGAAGAAATCAAAGCAGGCGCATTGCCTAAGCAAATGGGCTTTATTAGTCCGATTTGTGACTTGGCATTAGCTCGCTATCGCATGAGTGCTGAATACAAAGAAACTATTCGCAACTTACCGCCGACGACTTACGTTTTCGGTGCGCGTAGTAACTTCATCGAGCAGTTTGAGGCAGCAAACGGACGCAGCTACATCGAGACAGGCTCAGGCAGTCGCAACACGTTACCGGAAGGCTGTACAGTTGAAGTTATTGGCTGTGAAACGTCAGTGCAACCGTATGAAAGCTACTTTGAGCGCAACACGCAAGAAGCGCGTCAGATGGGCGCAGTTCTGCAAGGCGATGTGAAAGCCGCAACAGCTACCGAGGCAGAGATTGCAGCAGCAGAGAATAACGCTCGCTTGGTTGCGCTTGCTCAAGGCTTAGAGTCAGCATATCAGAAGGCTATTCTGTACTGCGGAATGTTTGAAGGCTTATGGGGCGCTGATACCATCGAGCAGAATATGGATCAAGTGATTATCAGTCTGCCTCGCACCTTTGCCAAATCAAAGTTATCAGTTGACGAAGTGCGCGTTATTATGGAATTAGTGCTTGCAGGGCTGAAGCCGCGAGAGTTGGCAATCAGAGAGCTAGCAGAAGGCGGTTGGTCTATGGATGATGCCGAAGCGGTGCTAAATGCCATTGACAGCGGCGATAATTTGACGGTTTAGTTTAACGGGTATAAAATCAAGTTGCGCAAGTAGTGCTTGCGCATTAACTAATCAGGGGATTGTATTCCATGGCTTTAACACAAGAACAGTTTGAATCATTGCCGGACTTCGTAAAGTCTGACTATACCGAGCATGACGGCTCATTTGTATCAGTTGCTGAGCTTAAAGTAGGCAAGCTGAAAGAAAGCCTGAATGGGCTTGATAGCAAACTGAAAGAGTTTGAGAAGAATGAAAGCGCCAAACTTGAAGCGGCACGCGCAGAAGCGCTAGAAAAGCTCAAGAAAGATGGCAAAGTGGATGAGATTTTAGCTGATGCTGAAAAGCGCATTGGCGAAACTAAAGCAGGTTATGAGGAAAGATTGCAGCGCATGACAGCAGCAATTAAAACCGAAAAGCGC